GAAGATGGTGCTTTCACTGGTGCTGCTGGTACAGTTATCGAAAAATTCGCTTTTGTCTCAAAGGCAAATGATGCCAAACGTTCTGACGGAACTAACAACTTCTACCGTGATGTTGTGAATGGTCGTTCAGATTACATCTGGTGGATGGATCATACAACAAACATGGCTACCACAATTGGTGGTGCTGCTCCTGCAGCTGGTGTTGTTGGTGCTGCTCTTGGTGCTGATGCTTCAAGCAAGTTCCTAGATTTGAACGCTGTTATCTCTTCCTCACTATCTGGTGGTGTTAACGCTTTCGGTGCTTCTGATGCTGAAAAAATTGCTGCCTTTAACTTGTTTGTTAATGCAGAACAATATGACGTTAGTTTGATCATGGCTGGTAAAGCATCAGCTACTGTTGCTGCTCACGTTATCCAAAACATCGCTGAAGTAAGACTTGATTGTATCGCTTGTGTATCCCCAGAAGACAATTCAACTGGTGAAGTTATCCAAGGTTCAACTTCTACTCAAATCACAGCAATCAATACTTACCGTGATGCACTACCAAGTTCTTCATACGGTGTTATCGATTCTGGTTACAAGTATCAATACGATCGCTACAACGATACCTATCGTTGGATCCCATTGAATGCTGACGTTGCTGGTCTATGTGCTCGTACTGACTACACTAACGATCCTTGGTTCTCACCAAGTGGTTTGAATCGTGGTCAAATCAAGAGTGTCGTTAAACTAGCTGTAAACCCAAGCAAAACACAACGTGATGAGTTGTACAAAAATGGTGTTAACCCTGTTGTTTCATTCCCTGGAGAGGGCACAGTTCTCTTTGGTGATAAGACAATGTTGGCTAAACCTTCTGCGTTCGACAGAATCAACGTTCGTCGTTTGTTCATCGTTATGGAAAAAGCTGTGGCTACTGCTGCTAAATTCCAGTTGTTTGAATTTAACGACAGTTTCACACGTGCTCAGTTCCGCAACTTAGTAGAACCATTCTTGCGTGATGTTCAGGGTCGTCGTGGTATCATTGACTTCCGTGTTAAGTGTGATGAAACAAACAATACAGGTGAAATCATTGATCGTAACGAATTCGTGGCTGACATCTTTGTCAAACCAAACCGTTCTATCAACTTTATCACTCTAAACTTTATTGCTGCTCGTTCTGCTATTAACTTTAGCGAGATCGGTGGCTAAGAGCATAAATAGATAAGAACAGACAAGGAGACTTAAATGGCTAATATTAGTGATTTCAAAGCACAGATGATTGGTGGCGGTGCACGTCCCAATCAGTTCCGTGTTACATTAGCGTTTCCATCATATGTTACACTAGGACAGGTTGCTGGCGCAAGAGGACAATTCCTCTGTAAAGCTGCTCAGCTACCTGCTTCCACGATCGAAGTACTTCCAGTGCTTTATCGTGGTCGTCCTGTGAACTTTGCTGGCGAACGTACTTTCCAACCGTGGACTGTGTCAGTTTATAACGACACAACGTTTGGCATCCGCAATGCTCTTGAGCAGTGGCAGTCAGGCATCCAAAACTACAACACAACAGATGGTCGTGTTAACCCTTCAGATTATCAAGTAGATCTATTGGTTGAGCAGCTTGATCGTAACGGTGCTACTATTAAACAGTATACCTTTATCGATGCTATGCCTACCAATATCGGTGCAATTGCTCTTGACTATGAGCAGCAAAATGCTATCGAACAATTTGATGTCGAATTTACCTTTAACTACTTTACGTCTAATACTGGCGCATCTGCTGGCTTCGGTATCAATGTTTCTATTGATACTCCAGTAGGTACTTTCCCAGTAGGCGCATAAGTAGATTATAAGATATTATAGGGATACATAATGGAAATATTTGGTTTTGAAATATCTCGGAAAAAGGAAAAGGTGCTACCCTCAGTTGTAGCACCTGATTCTTCCGATGGCTCGACCGTAGTATCCTCTGGCGTAAATGCTGGGGGCTATTATGGCGCAGTCATGGATCTTGAAGGCATCGTTAAAAACGAAAATGACCTTCTGAGGAGATATCGTGAAGTTGCTCAATACAGTGACTGTGACGGTGCTATTGAAGATATTGTTAATGAAGCAATCATTGCTCATGAAAAAGACAAATCTGTTGAGATTGTTTTAGATGACGTAAAAGTTTCAGACAATATTAAGAAAAAGATTCAAGAAGAATACGAACACGTTCTTAAAGTCTTGAAGTTCGAAGATCGTGGACATGAGTTATTCCGTAACTGGTATGTTGATGGTCGTTTATACTTCCATGTTCTGATTGATCAGAATAATGTAAAAGGTGGTATTGTCGAGCTAAGACAAATTGATCCACGAAAAATTCGTAAGATCAAAAACGTTAAAAAAGAAAAGAATGCAAAGGGTGTTGAAGTTGTAAAGAGTGTTGAAGAATACTACTTGTACAATGATAAAGGTATTACGGAAAATACCACCCAAGGCATCAAGTTATCTACCGATTCTGTTATTCACATCCCTTCTGGTGTGATTGATCAGAATACAGGTATGGTGTTATCATATCTACACAAGGCAATCAAGCCTGTCAATCAGTTAAAAATGATTGAAGATTCACTGGTCATCTATCGAATTAGTCGTGCACCAGAGCGTAGAATCTTTTATGTGGATGTCGGTAACTTACCT